GCTTATTCTACCTCATGGATGAACCCTCCTTGATACTAATCAAGAGAACTTGCCTCGCTCTCAGCAGCGGGGCTTTTTTTTGGAAAGAACAATGAAACGCGTTACAAAAGCAGTCATGCAAAAGATCGTGGATAGATTAGCGCAAGGCGAAACACTCGTGCAAATCGTCAAAGATCCAGATATGCCAACTTACAGAGCAATCACAAAGGCAGCGGTGCGCGACGAGGAACTGTGGGAGATGTACCGGCAAGGCAGAGTAATGCAGGCCGAATACTACACAGATCACATCAATCAGCTAGCGCTCTCGCCACTGCCAAAGTTCGATGACAACAGACTAGCCAATGCTGAAGTGCAACGCCGCAGGCTGGAGATAGACACGCTCAAGTGGACGCTAGGAAGAAACCAGCCTTGGGGTATCCGGGATAAGAAAGAGGAAGCGCCACAGCAACAAGCCATCACAATATCATGGGCAGGTGGTGATGTAGCTGTCAGCGCACACGACGAGGACAGCGTGACAGTCAGCACGCAGCAACAGGAGATCGTTAAGCACTGATGGCAGATTGGAATGGCCCAGTACCGTTTGATCCAGCTAAGCACAAGCCAGTGCAGCTAGAAGACGGAAGGCAAATGACAGAGCGGCTAGTCACAACGCCATCACCAGACAATCAATGGTGGGCAGTACCGTCAGTGTGGTTTAACCAAGACGGTGAACACATGGTGCTTGATGAAGAGACAGCAGCAGCAATAGCTAGGCGTTACGAAGAGGACACAGGCAAAAAGTTTCCACGGTTCAAAGGAGAGCCAGAAGCAACAGGGTTTGCCAAGGATAGAAGCAGCAAAGGCGGTGCAACAAAGAGATCGTTGATGAGCAGATAAGTGGGGGATGTGTGTGTATATCACATCCTGATCGAGACCGAGCTACGCGCGAGAAGACCACCCCCGCCGATCAGCTTTGAAATACTATATGTTGTGGTTTGAGCAGTCAGCGGATAGGGCGATTTGCTAAGTGCTTGATAACACACAATTACTTATTCGCATAATATCTATTATGTTAAATTTCTGACCCGCCGACCCCTACCCCCCGCAGAACCGCCCGCCCGCTGCATACACGTAATATACCTGCACAGGAGTGTCTCACACACACGTTGCCATGGAACCTAACACACATGCATTCTTTGCGCATCTGACGCTTCTTAGGGAGGCTGCTAGGGATGCTAGCGGTGATGAGCGGGTACATGCTCAGGTGCTGTTGATTGACTTGTACGAGCGGATGTTGGAGCGTGCTGGTGTAATGGTGTTCCGCGATGGAGAGACAGAGCATTGAAGATTGAGATACCTTATGAGCCGCGTTCTTTGCAGATGAAGCTGCACAATGAGATGCAGGCGAAGCGTTGGGGTGTTGTTGTTTGTCATCGTCGTTTTGGAAAGACGGTGTGGGCGATTAATCACATTCTTAGGGATGCGATTATGAATGGTAAGCCATCGCCTCGGTATGCGTATATGGCGCCGACTTATCGGCAGGCTAAGAATGTAGCTTGGGATTATTTGAAGCAGTTTGCTGGGAAGATACCCGGTGTGAAGTTTCACGAGACTGAGTTGCGTTGTGATTTGCCTACTGGCGGCAGGATTTCTTTGCTGGGTGCTGAGAACCCGGATAGTTTGCGTGGGATCTATTTAGATGGCTGTGTGATGGACGAGGTTGCACAGATGCCTGAGAATGTATTCCCAGAGGTCATACGGCCAGCGCTGAGTGACCGTAAGGGCTGGGGAGTGTTTGTTGGTACGCCTAAAGGGCATAACGCGTTCTATGAGCTTTATGAGCAGTCTGCTGCGAATGATGATTGGTTGACTGCGATATATAAGGCTTCAGAGACTGGGTTGCTGGATGATGAGGAATTGTCTGCTGCTCAGAATATGATGAGTGCAGATCAGTATGCGCAGGAATTTGAGTGCAGTTGGAACGCGAATGTTCCGGGTGCTATTTACGGTAAGGATTTGGAGGAGATAACGGCGTCTGGTCGTATAACGAATGTGCCTTATGATCCTTCTGTGCGTGTTGATACGTGGTGGGATTTGGGTGTTGGTGATAGTACGGCGGTTTGGTTTACGCAGAGTGTTGGCCGTGCTGTGCATGTGATAGACTTTTATGAGAACAGGAATGAGGGTTTGCCTCATTATTGCAAGGTTCTTTCTGAGAAGAAGTATTTGTACGGGGATCACAATGCGCCGCATGACATAGAGGTGCGTGAGCTTGGTAGTGGTAAGAGCAGGCGAGAGATTGCTTGGGATCTTGGTTTGAATTTTCGCGTTGTTCCTAAGCTTCCTGTTGAGGATGGGATACATGCTGCGCAGATGTTGATACCTCGGTTGTGGTTTGACCGTTTGAAGTGCAGGGATGGTTTGGAAGCGTTGCGGCAGTATCACCGTGCGTATAACGAGAGGACGCGGAGTTTTCGTGCTTCGCCGGTACATGATTGGAGTAGTCACGCTGCGGATGCTTTTAGGTATTTTGCTGTGGGGCTTAGGGAAACGCGGGATCGATCTAGGGCACCGCAGAGACAGGCGGTCATGGAGTATGACCCTTTTGCAGCATGAGGTAGGCTATGGGATTTTTTGATGATTTAAGGGCTGCGTTTGGCGGCGGGCCAACTGAGTTAGAGGATCGTACATCTGAGGATCGGCAATTTACTGGGCAGAAACAATTCCCAGAAGCTGTGCGTCCTAAAGCGCGCCGTAAAACGATTGGCGAGCATTTTGACATTGCCAAGGGTGATGTTGCGTATGGCTTGGGGATTTCTAAAGATAAGCCTTATGGCTATGACGAGCGCACTGCAAATTCGCAAAGGATGGCTAAGGTTCAGCAAGAGCGTATGGAAGCTGCTGGGTTTGGCAAAGAGGATCGGCCTGTTGAGGTTGCGAAGGGTGAGCGCCCTGATGCGGATACGGCTGACGGTGCGTCAGAAGCTGCTGTTCCCGGCGCTGATGAGCCGTTAAAGGGTGCAGCCCCAGAGGGCCGCACAGAGGCTGGTGCCATGACTGCTGGCAAGAAGGGTCGTAAAGGCACGATATTAACGGGGCCGCAGGGATTGCTTGCTGATCCTGACACAACGCGTCCTCGTCGTTCTTTAATGGGTTTGATTAGATGATGATTAAAAAGCAGCCTCAGAATATTGCTGGCATGATGGGGCAGATTTCTTCGCAACCGGCGCAGGGAGTAAAGGCGGCAACGATTGACCCGTTGGAACGCCTACAGCAGCGCATGGTGGGTCGCACCCAAGGTGGGGCCATAGAGGGCGTGAAGAAAAAGAAAAGTATGCTGAATAGCTTTAGGATGGTGTAATGGCGCAAGTTTCTCCGATAGTGACGCAGCTTGAGCGTCGATATAAGACGTTGCAGTCTCAGCGGTCTAACTGGGAAAATCACTGGCAGCAGCTAGCTGATTATATGCTGCCGCGTAAGGCTGATATTACGAAGAAGCGCACGCAGGGTGATAAGCGCACTGAGTTGATTTATGATGGTACTGCTATTCATGCGGTAGAGTTATTGGCGTCTAGTCTGCATGGTATGCTTACCAGTCCTAGCACGCCTTGGTTTTCTATGCGTTTCCGCGATCAGGAACTGCAGCGCAGTGATGAGGCGAATGAGTGGTTAGAGAGCAGCCTTGATCAGATGTATCAGGCGTTTAATCGATCTAACTTCCAGCAAGAGATCCACGAGCTTTATTATGACTTGGTGGTCTTTGGTACTGCTGCCTTCTATGTAGAGGGCGATGGTGATGGGCTGCGGTTTAGTTCTCGGCATATAGCGGAGATAATGATCTCTGAGGATGCAGAGGGCCGCGTTGATACGGTATATCGTAAGTTTAAGCTAACGGCGCGTGCGATTGTTATGCGTTTTGGCGAAGAGAACGCACCGCGCACTGTGCTGGTTGATCAAAAGAATGACCCGTACAAAGAGCATGAGATCATACACGCTGTGTTCCCAAGGGCAGAAGCCAAGGGAAAGATGGCGAAGAGCAAGCCTATTGCATCTGTTTATTATCATCTCGCTAGCAAACAGATCTTGAGCGAAGGTGGCTTTGATGACTTCCCGTTTATGGTGCCGCGTTTTAATAAGGATAGCGTAAGCAGCTATGGCCGATCGCCAGCAATGACTGCGTTGCCAGATGTTAAGATGGTCAACAAGATGTCAGAGGTGACGATCAGGGCTGCGCAGAAGCAGATTGACCCGCCCCTTATGGTTCCAGATGACGGGTTTATGCTGCCGGTAAGAACAACGCCGGGGTCGCTAAACTTTTATAGATCTGGCACGCGTGATCGGCTGGAGCCATTGCAGATTGGTGCAAACAATCCGCTGGGCTTGAATATGGAAGAACAACGGCGCAATGCTATTAGGCAGGCGTTTTATGTTGATCAGTTGCTTTTGGGTGAAGGCCCATCGATGACAGCGACTGAAGTGTTACAGCGCAACGAGGAAAAGATGCGATTGCTTGGGCCCGTTCTGGGGCGGCTTCAAGCGGAACTCCTTCGTCCTCTCATATCTCGCTCGTTTGCGTTGTTGCTCCGGGAAGGCCTTCTCCCCCCTGCCCCGGAGCTTTTACAAGGTCAGGACATTGACATTGAGTATGTCTCGCCGCTTGCGAAGGCTCAGAAGCTAACAGATCTGCAGGGAATGTTGCGCGGGTTTGAGGTGCTAACACAGATCGGTGAGGTTGCGCCTGTGCAGGATTACTTAGATCCTGACAAGCTGGTGCAATATCTTGTTGAGGTCACTGGTATGCCAGCGCGTGTTATTCGCAGCAATGACGAGATTGCGCGGATACGGCGGCAGCAGGCAGAGCAGCAGCAGGTTATGGCGCAGCAAGAGCAGGAAATGATGCAAGCGCAGCAAGCGCAGCAGGTTGCTCCTCTGGTTAAGGC